CAGTAATGATAGTGACAGTGATTAAATTGTCGCAATATACTCCCACTTCCAATGATTGCATATTTTTTCCCACAAGTCATCGTGTTTACCCAATTTATCATCTGCTAATAATGACCATTTGTTAGCTTCTTCATCTTCTCCTAATAGTTCGAATATTTTATGAAATACATATTTTGTATTCATGAAATTCTTTCTATTTGGTTCTTTATAAATATACCATGCTTCCTCTACTAAAGCAAACATTTGTTTTACTATTTCATTCAATTCGTGAGACATTGTTTCGGCAGGAATACCATTGATTTTATTTATGATATATACTGCATGTTCTACTTTATTTGTTTTATCTAAATTGGTCAATACTGTTTTAATATCAGATTTGGTAATACATGCTAAATCTGTAATACCAATACTATATAGACCAGCAATAATATCATTAAATAAACTTTCTTCTATTTCCGTTGATTCTTTTCCTTGACTTTGATTTAATAATTCACTACAGTGATTTGCTCTTCTATATGTGTTAGATTTAATATCTGTGGTAGGATCTCTATATGATGGCTTATCTGAATCCATTATTGCCATTTCACATTCACCACATTGATGACATGTAAATGTTCCCTCTTGTATATTTTGACTTTTTGGTATTTTACACACGGAACAAATTTTACCAATATTAATTTTCTTTTGTTTTTTAGTTTCATTGATGGTTTGTAAAAATTTATCAGCTATAGATATTTTCTTTGAAGAATTTTCTTGTTGATTTAATACATTGTCTTTAAATAAATCACATATATTATTGACTTCAATGCAACGATTGTCTTCTACGTCGTCTTTTTTGTAATAATCGTGTAATATATCATATGTACCATCAAAATATTCCAATTCTTCTAAATTATTTTCTATATTATATATTTCTTCTTCCAATTCGTCTTTTCTTTCACGCAAAGTATTTTTATGACAATTTAATTCATATATATTTGTCGTAATTGCTAATTGTTCATCAATACCAATAACAATTTTTTCTTGTTTTAATAATTGTTTTTCCTTTGTTGTTAATTGTTTTTCACTAACGCTGACAATCATATGTTTTGGCGGTTTTTTAGTTGTCTTCTTTTCAACAATAGTGTCGCTTGTATTTTTAATTGTCTCAATCTTAGATAAATATTTTAATCGTTTGGACTTTAATTCCTCAATATATATTTTCAAAGTATTTTCGTTAGATATTTTTGCTAATTCAGCTATAACTTTTTCGCATTCTTGTTTTAAGTTTGGCAAATTGTCTTCTTTTTTCTTAATTTTATCCATTTTCTCAATATGCTTCACATCAATAATATTATAATGGACGGATTTCTTTTCGTTGTGGCAATTTTTGTTATATTTAATATTTTTATCTTTAAATGTGGACATCTTATTAGTATAAATTTAACTATAATGCTTTAAATATTGTTGAAAAACATTATAGAAATTATTTATTTATATTTTTTGTGGTTTTGAAAATTTATTATCTTTACATAATGTATATATAAAATGCCCGGTGGATTAATTCAAGTTATTGCTAGAGGAACTCAGGATGCTTACCTAAGTGTCAAACCCCAAGTTACCAACTGGAAGGCTGTCTACAGACGCCATACCATTTTCGCCACCGAATCCATTGAACAGGTATTCAACGGCACCGGTGATTTTAATAAGAAGGTTGTGTGTAATATCCAGAGAAACGGTGATCTTATTACCAAGATGTACCTAAGAGTAAAGCTCCCTGCCTTGGGTGCTGGTCAGTGTTGGTGCCCCCGTGTCGGTCACGCCATGATCAAGAACCTTGAGCTAAACGTTGGTGGTACCGCTGTTGAGAAGCAGACCGGTGACTGGCTTAACGTTGTGCACGAGCTATACCGTGATTTTGCCCACGATAGAGGTATTAACGAGATGATTGGAAACACTGAAGCTCTTACCGTCCCCGGTGAAGGCACCCTTGAGACCACTCTTTACGTTCCCCTCAAGTTTTTCTGCTGCAACCACGATGGTCTTGCCATCCCCCTTATTGCCACCCAGTACCACGACACCCGTGTCGAGGTCGAGTTCAACCCCCTATCTCAGCTTGTCTGCGGTCCCAACGCTTCCACTGCTACCGGATCTATGGGTGGATGCTCTCTATTCGTTGATTACGTGTACCTTGGAGCTGTCGAGCGTAAGAAGTTCGCCCAGGCTTCTCACGAGTACCTAATTGAGCAGGTTCAGTATGCCGGTGGTGAGTCTGTCACCAGCCAAAGTCAGAAGTTCAGACTTGATTTCAACCATCCCTGTAAGGCTATTAACGTGAACGTCCAGCAGGATAAGTTCACCACTGGACAGAAGTTCATGGCATGGAACCCTACCGACTGGAACCAGACCAAGGTTGATGCCACCAAGCGTATCTGCATGGCTTGGGGTGCCGTCGGTACCTCTGGTCTTTACGAGGCTATCTCCGGTGTCGGTGCCACCATGTCTGCTGCTATCACTGCCGCCAAGGTCGCTGCCCCCGATATCTCATCTGGTGACGCTGCTCCCCTAGACAAGGACGGACTTATGATCCTAGGACACCTCATGTCCGATGACATGATCTCCCGTACCGTTAGTGAGCTTACCACCGGTGCTCTATACGGAAACACCTCCACCAGATCTACCGTATCTTCCAGTGATGCCCTAGCTGCTTCCGATGTCACCGTCAATGACTGGACCAACTACGGTGTCTTCCTCAACGGAAAGGTCAACCCTGTCAAGGAACTCCTTGTTCAGCTTAACGGAAGTGAGAGACTTTCTAAGAGAGACGGTCTATACTTCAACATGGTTCAGTCTTACCAGTGCTACAAGGTTACCCCTTGCGATGGCCTCAACTCCATCTCTTTTGCCCTAAACCCCACTGCCCACCAGCCTTCCGGCTCCTGTAACATGTCCAGAATCGATAACGCATCCATCCACATCGATTTCATCACCCAGGCTAACGTCCAGGTTGCCGGTGCCACCACTGCCGTCACTGTTACCCCCTATAACGCTGCCAAGTGCAACATCTACTCTCCTAACTACAACGTTTTCAGAGTCATGGGAGGCATGGCCGGTCTTGGTTTCAGTAACTAAGCGCCCAATTTTTAAACTAATCTAAAAAAATTTATAAAAATATTCTATAAATTTATTACATTCAATCATATAAATAAAATAATCAATTTTTAAAGACCCAAATAATTCAATTCAGTCAATGTTAATGCTCTATAAAACTCTTCACGATCCATAATATTGTCCAATAGTTGTTTTCTCGTTTGATTTTCTCTATGTCTGGTCAATCGTTCACCAAATGAAACAGTAAAATTAAAATCAATATTATCACTTTCTAATAGTGATTCGGATATCACTTTCTCACATTCTTTTTTACATTCATCAATAACATAATTTTTAACAAATGATGTTCCGGGAAATAACTTGTTCAGAATCCAAGATTTGGTCTTGATTAATGGAATATTCATTTGTTCATCCCTCATCATATAAGCATATACACATTCCTCAATATCATTTGTTGCTGTAACAGTTTTGTTATCAATTGTGAATTCGTGAAAAGTCGTCATTACAAACTTTATATCACAGGTCATTAAATATTTAAAATTTCAATTTTTTTCACAAATATTATATGGATCATTATTATATTATGTCTAAATTAGCATTTTTTGATCCTTGTTTCCTATCTTTAGCTTTATATACCGCATCAATATATGGTGCTCTAGCTATATATAGTAATTATAGATCTGGAACATTTACAGATACTTTTACAACAATAGAGCAAAAACAAATGTATGAAATTGTTAAAAAGGAACATGTTTCATTATACTATAAAGCATTATTGATTGCATCAGTAATTGGTCTTATTTACATTATGCCAATGTATAGAAGAGGGCAAAAGATTAATTATTGTGTATTTTCTTTATTAATTCAAGTGATCACAATATTTATTTACAAATATTATCCTAAAGTATATGATATCGAACCATATTTAGTTACAAAGGAACAAAAAGTAGCGTACACCAATTTCAACATGGAAGTGAACGAATCATATGTTATCGGTCTATTGGTTGGTACTATTTTTTATTATATAACTAAACCATGTAATTAAAAAATTGATTTATCAATATGTTGTGGACATAATGATAAATAATTAAGATGAGTAACAACGTATGCGATATCAAGATGAGCACCGGATTATATGTTAAATGTTTGAACTCTAATGCTAAACAATATTATACTACAAATGAAGATCAAATTGTTCGTGGTGACTCTGGTTATGATTTATATTATTGTGGTGATGACGATTTAATCGTAGAACCATTCAAAAAGGTAATGGTTGGATTAGGTATTGCATGTCAACCATTCACAGATCATGGTTACGAATTGTATGCTCGTTCATCCATCAGTAAGACACCATTAATGTTAGCTAATGGTGTTGGAATTATTGATATTGGATATCGTGGTGAAATCATGGCACCTGTTAAAAACTTTAGTCAAGAGCCATATACAATTGTTAAAGGTAGTAAACTATTTCAATTATGTATGCATGATAAGAAAGCATTTCCCATTATCCTTACCGAGGAATTGAGTGAGACAGTGAGAGGTGAAGGTGGTTTCGGTTCAACTAATAAATAAATTATTTTGACATCATATTATCGAGTTGTTCTGTAGCAGCATTCAATGCTAACACAGTTACTTTATTTATATCTTGAATAGATTTTACTTTATTTATATCAACCTTATTTAACATATCCATATTAGTTGTTGTGAGTATCGGTCTATCACTGTTTGTCAAATCACATAATGCATTTTTTACCAAATCATGATCAAAAATATTATATGGATTTTTAGGCGTAATGGGAATAAATAATAATATGATCGTATCAATAAGTGTGAAAAAATCATCAACAGTTGTAATATATTTATTAAGAATATAATCATCAGAACTTTTTTCTCCTGATATGAAAATATTACCGTTTTCATTTTCTCTGTAGTCTAAAATATATGCACTGATAAACATCATTTGTATGTTGGGCGATAGTTGTTTTATAATACTATTGTCATATTCAATACATGCAAAATAATCTTCTGAATAAAAACTATATTTTAAAATTTTAGATAGAAATAATTGTTCATCATGACAATAAAAGTCATACATTTTATTTCCAGATATCATGGGTACATCATTTGCCCCATCATCATATATTTTATTTAATGCTTCTTTATCATATATTGTATCTTTATCTACATACATTAATTGACATACATTATTCATTTCCTTCATAAATTTGGTTTCATCCATTAATAATATATTTATAACACTCATAAAATAATATTTTCAATTTTTTTAAATTAAAGATGTTCTCTACTGGAACAATTCCAATATTCTTCACCATAACTAGCAAATAGTTCTTCTCCCATATAAATATCTTGACTAGCCTTCAAACATATACGTTGATTTTTGCCCTTCAATTTATTACCATCTTCATCAACAGTAATAGTTTCAAACTCACAATTATTTGTAAAAGATGAATTGTGCGAATCATTGATCATAGCAGTATATGCTCTGGGATAGCTGCGTGCATCAATATACCAAGTCTTGGTAAGTGTAAACGAATAATCACCGACGCAACTATCATCAGCTTTAGTTAATTTACCGGCATAAAATCCAATACGTTGATTTTTTTTAATTAGTGGTTCAAATGAAAAAATTCCATTACCAGCACCCTTAATATTTGAAGGTTTAACATTGAGTTTTAGATCTGTATTATTCCAATATAGAGGAGGGATCTCAAATTTGGGCAAGACAATCACTTTATTACTGGGCATTAATTATTGTAATAAATATCTGTTTAATATTATAATTTTTCAATTTTTCTCGTTTAATTGGGTTAAATAATATTATACATATATACTTATATGCTCACCGATAACAAAGACGATTATTTAGATGAAGATCCCATTATTCCTTCTCAGCAATGGGTACTATTATCAATTTTGGCACCAAATACTGTAAATGGAGCAAAGGATCTCGATTGGACAGTTAGAGGTGTTAAGATTAGAGGTGTATTCGAATCCGAAGCTGCTGCCGAATCTCGCAAAGATTATTTACATAAGATTGATCCTTACCAGCATATTTTTGGTGCACCTGTTGGAAGATGGTGTGCATGGGACGATGATGAAACCGATATCGAAAATGTCAAATATGCTAACGATAAGTTGAACACTTTAATGAAAATGCAAAAGGAGCAGAGTGAAAAGATTAGAGATCACGATAATGAAAGACAGGTATTAGCTCGCCAGAATGCTAACAAGCAACGTAAGATGATGGAAAAGCGCGAAAAGAAAAATCAAAAGAAGATGGAAAAGACCAATAAGACTACTGAAGAAATCATTGCTAATGAATTGGTAGCCACCAATATTGATGATATGCATAATATGTCAACCCAAGAAATGATGGATAAGATTAAGGCGCTAAAGAATCCCGATCCCTTGAAGGCAACATATAAAAATGCAAAGGTTACTGAAGATGTAGATAATGATATTAATAATATTATTAATGATGGTACAGCATTAGTGGAAAAAGATGTTGAGAGAGCCGAAGAACATTTATCAGAAGTTAATAAGCAAATTGCCACTCAATCCACTACCGTAGATAAAATTGAATTAGAGTTGGAAAAGGCACGATTAAAGTTAGAATCAATTAAAACCAAGAAATAATTTCACACGTTATAATAATGAAAACATTTAATTTTATTATTATTTTTTTGTTTTTTATGGGAGCAATTATTGTAACAAGAGAATTAACTGTGAAAATGACTACATGTCCACCTTGTTATGCAAGTGCACCTGTATCAATTCCGGAACAATCTGTTACAGATAACTTTAAAAAACTATTTGAAGAAAAATCACCATGGTCTGGCAATGTACCAGCTGCACCATATACACCAAAGAGAGAAGTTGATTTCAGTCTCATGGATGACACATATGATTATTCTATGGAATTTGAATAATAAAAAATTGATTTTAATATTCTAAATAATATGTTGATATAATTTAGTAATGAAAGAATTTCCAAATTGGACATCAAGAAAACCGATAGTGTATAAAAGCGCTAAAGTTGATGATAGAAATAAGTGTATCTTCGAAGGATGCAATACATATTCTGTCTTTAATTTTGAAGGATGCGGTAGAGGAATCTATTGCAATGCCCATAAAAAGGATGGTATGACTAATGTGAGAGCTATAAAATGTAAGTCATTAAATTGTGGCATTCATGCTGTATTTAACTTTGAAGGCAAAAGCAAACCTGTATTTTGTATGATGCATAAAAGCGAAGGTATGTGTGATATTGTCACCAAACGTTGTCATATTAAAGGATGTACAACACGACCAACATATAATGTCGAAGGATGTAAACGAGCATTATATTGTGCTACACACAGATTGCCTGACATGGTAAATATTGTTGCTAAAACATGTCAAAATGAATGCTGTACGAAACGTCCAACATTTAGTGTTGATGGCAAGAATCCCATATGGTGTTTTACTCATAAATTGGATGGAATGATGAGTATTAAATATAATAAAAATATAGTGTAATGTTTATAAAACACCAACTTTATTAACTTTAATAATTTGACGTCTTTTACCACCTGTGAAAGTTGTCAAATCTATATTTTGTTTATGTTTATCATGATCTTCATCAAAATTTGCTTTATTATATTTTAACACAGATTTATTACATAAAGTAAATTTCGGTGGTATATCAGCTTTATACCAAAACACTTTCTTTTTGATATCAGTTGATCTTAATCTATTATCTAGGACCATGCATCCATAATCATCTGTAAGTTGACTGAACACTTGATCAAATAGGTCAAATTTTGGAAATATACCGGCATAATGCTCATGCAATTTATGTCTACTAGAATAAGTATCTTCTCCTAAAAGAAATACAAAATCAAAATTGTTTCTTAGTTCTGGTCCAATACCCATAGAATATTGCATTGTAAGAATAAATGGTGCAATTTGAAAATGTCTGCCTTCGTTAAATATTGATAATATTAATGGATCTTTTAGCCATAAATGTTTACTACTCATGCAATCATCCATAATTAAGTATGCTCTAGGATCAACTTCTCTCTTTCCTTTTTTACGTCTCTCAGTATTCTTATCAATAATTTGTCTTTGTCTACTCATAAATCTACTAATAATACCAGATTCATATTCATGATGAATAAATGCTTCAGGAACAAAATCTTCATAAAATTTATTCATTTTATCAGTTGGCGCTATAACTGTGCCACAAGATAAACCAGTCTTCCATAAATAATCCATTATTGCTCTAATCACAACTGATTTACCGGATCCAGATTTAGCAATAATTCCAATTCGAGGATTAACATTTTCACCTTTATCATTAAACGCTAATCTATTCAAATCGAATTCACTAATTTGAGCCATTTGATCTTTTAAATCTCCAGACATTATATATCTACACGTGATATATAATAAAATAATTAATGAACGAATATTATTTTTCAGTCAATGCATCAGCCTTATACCAAGATATTCTATTCATAATATCGATGTCTCTTGATCTATTATTTATCACCATACAACTATAATTGGCTGTAAGTTGATTAAATACTTTTTCGAATGATATAAACGTTGGAAATATACTACCATAATGTTCAAATAATTTATGTCGAGAACTATATGCATCTTCTGCAAAAAGAAATACAAAATCAAAATTGTTTCTTAATTCTGGTCCAATGTCCATAGAATATTGCATTGTAAGAATAAATGGATCAATATCATAATGTTTTCCGCTATCAAATACTGATAATAATAATAAATCTTTTAACTATAAATGTCTACTACTCATACAATCATCCATGATTAAATAGGATTGAGTATTTGTTTCTTTTTCATCAATAGCTTCATATTGACGTGTTAATAAATTTCGGATAATATTCGAGTCATATTCATAATTTATACATGATTCTGGTATAACTGTTTTATATGTTTGATCAAATTTGTCACTTGGTGCAATGGTTACACCATTTGAACTTGATAATCCCAATTTAAAAAAATGATCCATTATGTTTTTAACAAGATATGTTTTACCATAATGTGGTTTGCCAATAATACCAATTTTGACCCTGATGCGTTCACCATTGTGATCACGTGTTAACATATTTAAATTAAGTAGTTTATCAATAGATTTATTCATACTGTTAATGTTTTCATCATCGTTCGTATCATGTTTGCATACTATTAAATATAGAATATTTTTATCGTTTATTCATTTTCTTATATAAAATATATAATATTATAATTAATGTAACAATACATATTATTTGCAAACTGTTTGATGAATAAATTACATTATGATTTTCCACAATCATATTTACGTTCCATTTTTGAATACCATTTGTAATTTGAGCACGATCACCGGGTTCATAACCAACAAATGAATCATTTTTTTCATAATCATTAATATCTAATAAAATTACTTTATAATTCCAATGTTTTTGCAAAAGAAAATAATGATACTTTTCCATTAAATCACTCGTATTCGATATTTTTCTACCAATATTAAATTTATTACTTAATTGCATTATTGTATTATTGGCTGTTATAACTGTTTTCATTTTTGTTTTATATGTTGTATATAGTTTTGGATCCAAAATAATTTCAAATATTTGTAATAAACGTCTACTAACGTTATCGCTATTACCTATTCCACGATGGTATATATTTGCATGCATTAGTAATATGTCACCTGGATTTAATAATATATCTATTTTTTCATTATAATTTATATTTCCATTTAAATGTGAACCAGGTATAATCTGTAATATTGCTTTATCAAAATAACACAATCCTGTATATATTTTCATAATCTTATCGCTGGTAAAATTATACATATCACCGTGAAATAATGCAGCATCTTTAAGATTTTCAGAATTGCTAAATCTAAATTTCATGTAATGAGGCGAATTAAAACCAACGGATTGACTTAATGTTGGTAAACAAATATCGTCAATAAATGATTTCATAATAGAATAATCAATTCCTGTTTTTTTAATACACGATAATCCCTGCAATAAGTTGTTTTTCGAAATACCATTTCTTAATATTAAATATCCATTATCACTTAGAAATTGAAAATTATTTTGCATTAAATATAAATGAGAATATTTATTATCATATATTTTATATTATATTATAATATATAATTATTTTGTTCCATTTTAAATTTCCGAGGGTGTAAATAACACTATATGCAGTCACTAAAAATTAAATATAGAATATAAAATAAAATTTATTATCATATATTTTATATTATGAATATTTATATTAGATAATTATGGATTTTGATAACAAGGATTATATTATAAGATTTATTGAGAAAAATGATTTTCATTATTGCTATTTGGATTTATTAAATCAATTATCAACATTTAATATTGATCAAATTAATATTATTGATTTTAATGAATTTATTGATAATTTGAATAATAATCATATGATTTATGTAATCGAAGATATTAATTCACAATTGATAATAGGCACTGGTACTTTATTAATTGAAAATAAAATAATTCATAATATGGGAAAATTAGGTCATATTGAGGATATTGTGATACATTCAAAGTATAGAGGGCAAAAATTAGGTAAATATTTAATTAATTTTCTTTCCAATATGGCAAAAGAACTCAATTGTTATAAAGTTATTTTAGATTGCAACGATGAAAATATTTTCTTTTACGAAAAATGTAATTTTAAAAGAAATGGAAATCAAATGTCTATTTATTTTTGAAAATTAAGGTTTATACCAAAATATTCTATCTTTAGATGCGACCTGCATATCTATTATTAAACTATAAAAATCTAATGTTAAATCATCCAATATTTCATTAAATGTGATAAACGATTCAAAAGCATCAGAACATAAATTAAATATATCCAATCGTCTAACATTTCCAATATTTTTAATAATAATATAATCAAAAAATTTGAGTGTTGATGGTTTTATTTCAACTAAATATCTCATAGAAAGTATTAATGGTGATATATTATTAGGTGTGAAAAGATTAGGATTAGTATCTATATCTGTAAAAGTTGTATAATCTAATATTAAGTACGATGGTTCATCAATTCCTATCATACCATCCAATATTTCGTCATTATATTGATTATACACAATATGATCTTTATATGGATCATTATTAAGTTTGCTATAATATTCATATTTATCTCTCTTGACCATTATTTGACCATCTATTGAACAATGTTTGATTATTGACAATTGTAATTTTTTTTGATTATCTTCACAAATTATTAAAAAATTATGTTTATTAAATAATTTTTCATCAAATTGTCTAATTTTAATATCCATTATAATAATTAAAAATTTAATATTTGATGAATGAACTATAATATATTTTAATGAATTTTATAGATAATGTATTACCACCATTATATATAGATTATGCTATCGAATCTTTGACAACTTTTCAAAGACATATGATAAATTTATAAAAAATCAATGAATGTGCATTAAGGAAAT